ACTAACAAATGTTTGACCTTTAAAATAATCAAAGTTGGTTTCATCCCAATTATAATCAAGTTCCCAAGGAATCATCCACGTATTATTATCTATTTGAACTGCTTCTCCAAGTTTTTTAATTAATGTTTTAATACTATCATTTAATACTTTTTCATTTTGTCTCAATCTAATAACAGTTCTATTAAGTGATATAATATTACCATCTTGTTCTTTTATTTGTTTATAGAGATCAGAATTTTCAGCTTTTAATTCTTTTTCTGATTTAATGAAGATTTCCTTTTCAGCTTGTAATGCACCTGATTTAGTCTTATATAAATCAATTGTGTCATTAGCTGCGGATACATTCTGTTCTAATCTTGTATTATCTATTTTAAGGTCTTTCATATTACTACATTTGGATAATCCAAACATAAAAAGTAATACAATAACACCTAATAAAAATATTCTACTATTTAGTACAACCCATACCCCTTTTAAGAATTTCTTTAGTTTTTCGTTCATTTTTACGCTTTTTTGTTTATTTTATATATTAAATTATTGTGTATTAGTTTATTTTATATGTAAAATATTTGGAAATGTCATTTATTTTTTATACTTTTGTATCATTAAATTTAATTAAAACGAACAATTATGAAAAAATTATTTGGACTTTTAGCAATTATGTTCACATTTGTAATGACTTCTTTTAGTCAGAATCAAATAAATGAAACAAATTTTAATCTAATTGTAGATGGTATATCGTCTACAGAATTCTTAGTTACTTATAATCCACAAGATCAGTTCAACCCAATGGGTGCTGGTGTTCTTCTTGTTCATTTTGATAATCCATTAGAAAGTATTGATTTTCAATGTGATGGTATAATCGGTGTAAATAATATGCTAGACTATTATACTGAACCAAAATTAGGGGTTGGTATTAATATGATTAGAATAGATTATCATATGATGGGTGCAGGTGAAGTTAATATAATTGCAACAAGTTTTGATGAAGATATTTATCTTGCTACTAAATTTAATGCACAAGACACTTTAAATTCGTGGAATGATGCAATGATAATAGGTATAGAATATGGGTTAAAAGAAGGTATTGCATCAGTTGATACAGATTCTATTTATCTTGCGGGTGTTAATTCAGTAGATACAACAATGTATATTAATAAAGGAATTAATTCGGTTATTATACCTGAATGTAATTTGGATGCTGCTTATTTAGAAGGTCAGATGTCTGTTAATATGGATTCTATTGATATATTTTATAATGTTGGGTTTGCTGATGGTCAGCTTAAATCAGCACAAACTACAAGTATGAAATCAACTACACTGGATATTGGACTTAGTGCATATCCTAATCCAGTAGATAATGGAACTGATGTAACTATTGATTGTTTTGATTTCTTAAAAGTAGATGTCTATAACATATCAGGTGTGAAAATGTTTACTACTGAATCACATTATGTTTCCACCAATAATTTAACTAAAGGTGTATATGTTTTTGTAGTATGGGATCGTAACAATAATACAGATATAACTAAAATAATAGTTAAATAATTTGGAATTGTCAATTATTATGCATATCTTTGTTAAACAATTAGAAATAAACTTAGTATTAATTTAAAAATTACAATTATGAAAAAATTAATGATTCTTTTAGTCGTATTGTTTGCATTTACATTGACTTCTTTTAGTCAAAAAACCGTGAATACTGCAAATTGGTATCTTTTTGTAGATAATGTTTTATCAAGTGATACTTTATTTGATGTGACATTTAATCCTACTAATCCTGCTACTCCATCGAGTGAAGGTTTTGTTATTGTTGTTTTTAATAACAAATTATATGATAATGTTTCCGTAAGTGCTTCTATGGTTTATTATGGAATTGATATTACACCATCGTATATTGATCCAGTTAATATGAAAGGTATTGGTTGGTTTAAGATGAATTATACTGCACAAAATCCTGGTTCAGCATATATTTATGTAAATACTACATCCTATGTAGCACCTAAATATACTGCTGCTGATACTCTTTCAGCATTTAATAATGGTGAATCTTCAGTTGATATTGATTATTACTTTAATAATGGATATGATGCTGGTGTTAATGTTGGGGTTGCTTCAGTTGATACCACAATATATTTTAATAATGGCGTTGCTTCAGTAGATACATTAATATATTTTTATAATGGTCAACTTTCAATTAATATTGATTCTATTTTTGAAGTTGGATTCCTTTATGGTAAATCAACTGATGTTGTAAATATTATAGAAGATGCAACATTTAGTGTATTCCCTAATCCTGTAAACCAAGGTGATAATGTAACTGTTTCTACATCTTCTTTCACCGTTAATGTGGATGTATATAATACTATTGGACAGTTGGTACACAAGGAAAATGGTAATATTTTTTCTACTAATGGATTTGAAAAAGGACTTTATGTACTAGTTATTACTGATGATGATGGAAATGTAATTACTGATACAAATAGAAAGACTGCAAAAATTATAGTACGATAATAAATATCACATATAAAACAAAGGGTGTTCAAAATGGACACCCTTTTTTATTTTAATATCTTCTTCGTCTAGGATATCTTCTTCGTCTATAATTTTTACTAAAAATACCAAATTCTTTAAAAGGTTTAAAAGGTTTATTTGTTTTAAATTTTGGATTAATATAAGTAGTAACTGCACCTGTATAAAATGTTCCATTTTTCCAATCATCACCAGAAAATGTACCATAATAAAATTTACCATCCTGCCATTCAGAATTACCCCAACCACCGAAAGTTCCACTATTAAAAGAACCATTACGCCATATGATAGATACTGAACTTGTGTTTCCGAATTGACTTTCATTAGCTATACCATTATACCAATCAATATTAGCTACTGATACATTATTCATTGTACCATTATACCATATACCATCTAACCACCCTCTACCATTCATTATAAATGATGACATATCAATAAATACACCATAATAAACACTACCATATTGCCACCAAGAATTTTTCATTATACCATTATAAAAATCACCATTATACCATTTAGAATCTTCAAATTCACCATTATACCATTTTCCATCAGTCCAAATTGAACCACCTGTAAATTTCCCATCATAAAAATCTCCTGTTGACCAAGTACAACCTGATACTGTTCCATCATTGAATGTACCATTAAGCCAATTCATATTTGTTATTATACCACTATTAAAAGTACCATTATTCCAATTATATTTGGTAGATGTAGAATATATAGCACCATTATTAAATATACCATTATTCCAGGTAGTATCATACATAACACCACCATTAAATATACCATTATCCCAATATGAATTATATATTATTCCATTATTAAATATACCATTATTCCAAGTTGTTCCAGATATTTCCCCATCAAGAAATTCGCCATCATTCCAAGACAACCCATTAAATATACCATTTTTAAAACGTCCATTTACCCAAGTAGAATCACTAGGGAAAATTCCATATTCCCATGTACCATTATTCCAAGTAAGGGGTTTAAATGGGTTATTTGTAGTTCCTGTATATTCACTTCCCCATGATCCAGCATTCCAGGTAGCATTTGATGATTCAAATTCACAATTAATAAGTTTACCACCATTTATAATATATGAATCCCCTATATAGCAATTATATAATTCACCACCTGATATGATATTATTATTTCCTTTTATAACACAATTATTAAATACACCTGCTGTTATATTACATTCCCCTAATTGAAATATATTATCTGATAAATTTATTATAGTTAAACCTACACCATAATTATTATAAGTATAAAAAGATTCTACTTGACCTTTTGAATTAATAATAGTTTTTAATATTAATTTTGTATTTTCTGATTTAGAATTAAAATCAATATTAGTAATTGATCCTAATGTATCAAAAAGAATTCCTTGTTTCCATTCAATATTTGCTTTACTTAATGGTTGTGTAGATGTATCTTTTATAAGACACCCATTAATAATACCTCTATTTATTGTTGAATTTGTAATATAAACTCTTCCTATGAAACAAGTTTCCGGTGTTAAACTATTTAACGATGTTATAAATGTATCATATTTTATATCTAAAACAATTCTATTTCCTTCTTTTTTTAATAATTCATATCCAATGTTAGCATCAGTAGAACCTGTATTAACTAAACTATCTAATAATGTATATTCTGTTATTCCTGTGTTATTAACAGCAATATACAATTTATCACCTACTTCAAACTCACCATCAAACTCTGTATAAAATGTTACTTTGTTATCGGTATTTTCTATAATTGGTAATAATTTTACTGAACTTTTATTGAAGTCACTCATTTATTATAAAATAATTTTTAAACTTTTTTATTTCTTTATTATATATTAAAATGTTATATTCAATAAGATTGGATAGTATAAAAATAGTATAAACAAAAAAAAGCAAAATTATGAAAAAATTTTTAATGTATTTAACAGTTATTGTATTTAGTATGTTCGTATTTACTTCTTGTGTTAAACCACCTGAATGTGAAACATATAATACAGGTGATGTAATCTTTCACGACAATGGACCATCTTGGGCATGGGATGGATGTTATATTGAAGTTGATTGGAATGACGGTAGTTATAATTCAGTAACATTTTATAATACTAAATCCTATTATGATAAAGCAGCAGGTAGGGCTGAAGTTTATATGGAATGGGAAGATGCAGATAATTATTATTGGAATTATGGGTATATCAATTTAATACAATGTGGTACAGTTGATGCTTATTGTAATTGGAGTAAAAAGAAATCAACTGAAGTTTCTGGATTTATAATTGAAAAAAGTGGGTCAGTATTAAAAACTGATATTACATCAAAAGAAGAATTTAGAAAAACAATCATAGAATAAAAATTGGGATTATTTTTAGGAAAGGGTAAACAATTTTGTTTATCCTTTTTTTTGTCTAAAACAAATCATACAATTTATTATATATAATAATATGAATACGAAGGAAGAATTATTAGAAACATTAACTAATCGTCTAAAAGAATTATTTGTTGATAATTATGATATGGTAAATCATTCTAAAGATGATATCAATACATATTTGGAATCTATTAATGTAAATAATAAATATGAATATAATGAATTTTGTGCTGATTTTCTAAAAGTATCAGATAAACTTATTCATTCACTTTCTTTAAATGATATACAAAATGTTGATGCAACATTTATTATGGCAGAAATAATGTCTATTATGGTTAAATATAAAATAATGGATAGTGAACCAGATGAAAGTAAAAGATTACATAAATTAATACAACACGAATTGAGAACAAAAGTAGTGAAAAATAACATTGATATAGATAGTAGTTAGATCAGTTAGTTAACTGATCATGAATACACATAGAAAACTATGGAAGGTAGTGCAAACTCATAAGATGGGAGCACAAGCCCCAAAGTATTTCGTTGAAACGGAATATTTTATCGTGAAATCCAAGTCTACCAGGGAAAATAAAGAGGTAGAAGAATTAATGGCTTTGAAAAAAGCAAAACAACTAACAAGACTTTCCGATTTTCCGGATGTCTGGACCATCAGAGTAGAACATCAATCCAATAAATATTGGAATGCTAAAAGAGGAAAATGGTGGAACATAGAGGAAGGGGGGAAAGAAAAGTAAACAAAAAAGGGTGGATTTTTCCACCTTTTTTATTAAAAATACTTGTAGAATTAAATCTTTTTTCGTATATTTGTATATAACAAAAACAGTAATTATATGATAGATTTGACTTCAGAATATAGGGTTTTACCAGAACACATTAGATTTTCTAAAGGAATAAAAAGTGTATGTGTATCTACTTGTTTAAATTACTTTGGTATTACTCCTAATACATATAATTATACATCTTCTTCTAAAAATAGAACAGCTTATATTAATATATTGAGGAATAGAAGTTATTCAGTTAGAAGTAGAGTAACTGAATTTAAAGTAAAAAAGTTTAAAACTACATTAACAGAATTACGATATAATATGAGAAAATCAAATTATCAACAAAATGATTATTTCATAGTATATGTAGCTAATAAAGGTGCAGCTCATTTAATAGTTTTAAACGGTAATGGTGAAACAGTTATTGATACTGCACCAAAATGTCGATGGAGAGTGGCACAAATACACAAAGTTTTTTAGATATGGATGTAAGAGAAATAAAAGAAATTTATAATAGAATCGTTATAAGAATTGATAAGACTGATGATGAATTATTGTTTCATTTAGATGATGGTTCACGATGGAAAATGTATCATAGACAAGATTGTTGTGAATATGTAACACTTGATGATGTGTGTGGTGATCTTAATGATTTACTTGATAGTCCTATACTTAAATTTGAAGAAGTTTATCAATATAGTAATAAAAATGATTCTAATTCTTTTACCTGGACATTCTATAAAATAGCAACAATAAAAGGACAAGTTGATTTAAAATGGTATGGTACAAGTAATGGGTATTATTCTGAATCAGTTAATATAGAACAAATAAAAGACCCTGACCCAATAGAAATCCAAAGAAGTAAAAAAATTAAAAATTTATTAAAATAATTTAAACTTTTCACCCAAAACACCATATATGATTTAGTATATTTAATATATACTTATGTGATAATTCACATTATTACATTTAAGGATTTAAAAAGATTAAAAGGTTAAAAGGATTTAAAGGTTTTGTAAGGATTATAAGGATTTTAGTATTGAAGATAAACCCCCTCCAAATTAACAAGCATCCCACAATTTTCTTAAATGTCAAAAAATCATCCATAAATTAATATGAGTGAAAAAGAAAATGTTGTCAACTTATTTGACATGGAAGCAGATGATTCTACAATGGATTTTCTGAACAAACGCAATGCAGCTGCAGATGGTATCTACAGAGCAAACCTAAAAGACGCTACAGATAAAAACAAAGGTTATGTAGCAACAATCCGTTTCTTACCTAATGTAATGGAAGATGGTACACTTGGACAATCAGCGATTGAAAAACATGTACATTATGCAAACTTACCAGACCATTCAGACTTACAGGGATATTATGATTCCTTAATCAATTTTGGTGAAAAATGTCCACTTACTACTTTGTATTGGAAACTTAAAAATTCCAAAAATCAAGCAGAAGTTGAAAGAGCTGAATTAATTGGTCGTACTACTAAGTATTATTCTTATATCTTAGTTATTGAGGACGAACAGCATCCTGAATTTGAAGGCAAAATTATGATTTTCCCTTATGGTTATAAAATTAAGGAAAAGATTAATAACGAAAGAACCGGGGAAAATGCTGATAATAAGAAATGTAATGTTTTTGATCCAGCTAATGGTAAAGATTTCCGTCTTATCGTGAAAAAAGTTGGTGATTGGCCTAACTATGATTCTTCACAGTTTCGTTCAGTATCTCCACTTAAAATCTGGAATGAAGATAAAGGTGTTTTCGTTGAAACCCCTACTGAATGGGATGACGATAAAGAAAAATTCTTAATCAAGAGTGCAAAAGTTCAACAAAAAGTTATGACTTATCTCCAAACTAAAGATGTAAATCTTGAAGATAATGCAGCTAAACCTTGGACTGAAGAAGAAAAAGTTAAAGTAGAAAAAATCATTGAAATCCTTTCGGGTCAAGATTTTAGCTTTGCTAAACAAAGTATTGATAATGCTGGAACATCTACTTCTTCAAATGAATCACTTGATGATACTTCATTAGATGAATCTGATACAGATGATTTAGATGAATTCTTCGGTGATGACTAAGAATTAAATTCTATTAAAAATTAAAGGAGATTATTTATTTAATCTCCTTTTTTTATATATACAACTATGATAACTAATTTTAATGAATATAATTTATTACAAGAAAGTTTATTACTTGAAAAAAGTAGTCTTACTAAACTTGGTGTACCCAGGGAAGTTATGCAACCTATGCAAACTGATTTAGCATTATCACCTGATGCTGAATGGGAAAAGATGAATCATAAAAAAGATGTTGCTAATTATTTAAGAAAAGGTGATAAAAACTTATTTATCCAGGTAGCACTTGATTCAATTAAAGTATTCGGATCATACCCATCTATAAAAGGTGTAACATATTTTATTGATAATTATATCTACAGGGATACTGGATGGTCTGGTGAATTTGAAAAATTGAAAAGAGAACATAAAACAATAACACAATTATTAATAGATGTAGACCCTAAGACTAATATTTATAAATTGAAAGGTGATTTTGAAATTAATAGACGACCAAAAAGAAGAATGATCAAAAAAGAAAAATCATTTATTGAATTTTCAGAAAGATTTAAGAAAGATTTTTTACAACAATTGATAAAATATTAAAAAGAATAACAGGTACAAATTTCAAAAAAGCAAAAGAAAAAATATCAGATAAAGCTAAAAAGATAGCTATAGAAAATAACTTACTTATTAAAAGTTTAGATAATCCCCTTAATGGACCAAATGGGTTATCTATATTAGATGAATTTTTATATAAATTCGAAGATGTATATTCAGAATACTTCGGAGAAAGAATTGATATACAAGAATTAGCTGAATATTTTACTTACGAAAAAATCATGACAATGTTTATGTATTATATCTATACTGGTAAAATACTAAATAATTAATTAAACAAAAGTAGAATATTACGATATATTATATTAAATATTAATTTATTATATGCAATATGATATAAGACATATCGGAGATTTTATATTTAAACAGAAAGATAAATATAAAGACCTTAGTGATGAAGATAAGGAAAAGTTCTTTTTTATAATGAACCGAAAGTTTGCTAGAAAATTCCCAAAGCATGCACAGTTCTTTAATAATAAAAATATGAACAAATCTAGTGCATTAGATATTTGGTATTATTTTTTTATAAAACAAAGAACAATGGATGTACCACAGTGGTATTGGTTTAAGATGAATAGAAAAAAAGAAGCTGGACCATTGAAAAAAGAAGAAGTAGAATTCTTAATGGATTTTTATGAAATTAAAAATGAAGATGTAGAATTTCTAATTAAGTATTATCCGGAAGAAGTAAATGAAGAAGTGAAAAAATTTAAGAAGTTCGGAAAATGAACAAATTAAAAGATTTATATAATTTTATGCGGATTAACGATTGTTGTAAGTTCAAACCAGTTGTTGATGTTGAAATAAATTATTTATATCTAAAAGATAATAAAGGAACTAAAATTTTTTATGAAGAAGAAGAAGATTGTTTTAAAGTTAAATGTAGAATTAAATGCATTAAAGACGATAATTCTATAACATTCTTAGATGAACCTATTTATATGGACTTATTCGCAAAAGAAAAAACAGATGTAATTTCAATCCTTAAAAGCAAATACTAATGTATAACTTTCCACCATCAGGAAAAGAAATTGAAAAATTAACTAATGATGATTTAAGAAATATTGAATTATCATTTGGTCATGAATTTTATTGGGAAATTAAAAAACACAGAGATTTAATTTTACGTAATAAAAAGTTAAATAAAATTTTGAATCGTTGATAATTATAACTATATTTGTAAATTAACTAATAAAGTTTATTATGGAAGATTATAAAGTTGAACGAGAAGTTAGACAAAAAGTAAATAAACTTCGTCAAGAATTTAGGGATGATAGTATTCTTTGTGGGTATAAAGCAATGAATGCAACTGAAGAATATTGGAATAGACATAGACAAGAAGTAGAAAAGCACGATGATATTGATTTTATTGATATTGAAAAACCAATATATTTTAAAGTAACTGATAAACAATATTTCTTTGATCCAAAGAATGCAGGTCAATTAAAGAAACATCTGGAATATGGATTAACTGAATTGTTAGAAGGTGCAGAAGCATTAATTGATGCTATAAATGAGCTCAACATAAAGACAGCTAATACAGATGGGGAAAGACTTTTTGTTGAAAGAAAAATAAAAATAAGAGAATTAATGGTTAAATCTGGAAAAATAGATTAATATATAAACACAAAATAAAAACTTTATTATGAATGTATTAGTTGTAGATGATAATCCCACAAATAGACTTCTTTTAAAATATATGATTACAAATGAAGGTCACAATGTGGAAGAAGCTGAAGATGGTATTTATGCAGTTGAAATGGTTAAAGAAAAAGAATACGATTTAATTTTTATGGATATGATGATGCCAAAAATGAATGGTTATTTAGCAACTAAACATATTAAAGAAATAAATCCCGATATCCCGGTGTATGTTGTTTCAGCATATAAAAAAGAAGATTTTCCTGCTGATTGGCAGAGTGTTGAATATGAAGATGTATTATCTAAACCAGTATCAATAGGTATAATTTCAAATATATTAAATAAACACAATATATAATTTTTTATTAACTTTTTAAAACTCTAATTAATGTCAGACTTATTTTTAAAATTAGAATCAGGACAACAATTACGAATACTACCATTTAATAAAGATTCATTTTATAATGAAAATATAGTGTGGTATTGTAACCCTTTACAAAAATACTTTATATATAATGATTCAAGATTTATAGACTTCACACACAGAGAAAAAGTATATAGAACTGTAAAATATAATTTACCAGTAGAATATAATGATGAAATATATTTTATTAAAATTGGTAGGAAAATAAAAGATATATTAGATAGATTAATTTCTGATAATGATTTTAAACCCAACGATTTTTTAATAAATGAAATTTTATTAGATGTTAAGATTAAAGATGTTCAAATTAGTGCAGGGTTTATTGTACCTAATTATGATGAATGCTCCATTAGTATAAAAGGTGAAAATGATTATTGGGAATTTTTTAAAACACCACAATATACAACTATTAGAAAAATGTATGATAGTTATGTAGATAATATGCAATTAGTAAAATCAAAAGAGATATTAAATTATCTAAATGATAATAATTTACTAGAACCACAATATCAATTTTTAATGAGGTCATCTAAAATAAATGATATAAGAAGTCGTAAAATAAATACAACCAAAACTAAACTTTGGAACCAGGTAATTAAAATGGTTGGTGAAACAGCACACGGAAATGATAACATAGAAGATATTGGGTATTTAGATAAAAATGAAGATGGTGAAAATGTTCATCAATTTATGGTAAATGGATATTTATTTGAAATTAAATTAATTGATAAAATATAATATTATGGAAATAGATACTAAACACGGAATATTAAAAGACACTATTATTAGTCTTTCTAAGATGGGTGCTACCTATCATAAATGTGATGGTATAGATATCTTTTTTATGATAGAAAAAGATTCTGAACTAACCCCGGGATGTGATAAACTAAAAAACATCCGTGATTTTATTATGAAAGAATTTGGATATACATTAAAAGTATATTTTAAAAAATAATGGGATTAATATCAAATATATGTAATCATACATATGCATTTTACTTTCACGAAAATGCACCACTATATTGTCCTGAATGTGGTAGTTACATTGATGGTGGTATGATAATTTCAAAAGGTGAAAAATATATGTTAAAAGAAAGAAAAGTGAAAATGGATAAAATAATTAGGAAATTAAATAATATATAGTTATCTTTGTAAAATGAAAAGACAAATAAAATGTGATCACTGTGGTACAAGAAATCCAGAAACCTTTCCAGGTGGAAGATTAACAAAATGTTGTGCAGTCACAGAACGTGAAAGTGGTTGTTATGCTGTTAAAGATGAAAATGGTAAACAATTTTATGTACTAGGTAAAACTTGGGAAATATAATAAATAAAAATAATGATAGAATTAAAAGGAAAATATAACAAAGATTGTAAAATTTTTATTGATGATGTAGAAACTGAAGCTATTTCATTAATACAATCTATCTTAGATCAACCCGCATCTGAAGATGTTCCGGTTAGAATAATGTGTGATACACACACAGGAAAAGGGATCGTTATAGGATTCACTATGCCATTAACACATTTATTAGACCCTGCGTGGATTGGTGTTGATATAGGTTGTGGTGTTCTAATGGCTTCATTTCCAACTACTTATAAAATGGATTTGGAAAAAATTGATATCGCTATTCGTGAAAGAGTTCCTATGGGATTCAATATTCACGAATCAAGAATATTTTCCAATATTCCTTTTGAAGAAGTTCAAAAAATAGCAGATGAATTTACTAAAAATTTCAATGAAAAATTTGGTACTTCTTATGTTGCACCAACTTATAATGAAAAGTGGTTAGATAAAAAATTAAAAGATGTGAAGATCGACCCTTCTAAATTTTGGAATGCTATCGGTACTATGGGTGGTGGTAATCACATGATTGAAGTAGGTAAATCAGATACTTATAACAAATATTGGGTAACTATTCATTCTGGTTCAAGAAACTTCGGTTTAAAAATTGCTGATTATTGGACAAATGTTGCTAATGGTAAAATTAAAAATGTACCAACTGAATATAATATTGAATTAGATAATATAATTCAAAATACTATTCCTAAATCAGACATCCCTAAAAAGATGAAAGAATTAAAAGAAAAGTATGGATTTGGTGTAGATAAAAAATATCTTGAAGGTGATAATCTTATTGGATATCTTTGGGATATGATTTTTGCACAACAATATGCTATGTGGAATCGTCAAACTATGTTAGAACAAGTTAAAAAAGCACTTAAAATTAAAAATTTTGATGAAGTATTTGATACGACACATAATTATGTTAACTTTAGAGATTTTATGATTAGGAAAGGTGCTATATCATCTTATATAGGTGAAAAAATGGCTATTCCACTTAATATGCGTGATGATGTAATGATATGTGAAGGAAAATCAAATTCTGACTTTAATTTTTCAGCACCACACGGTGCAGGTCGTTTGATGTCTAGGTCTAAAGCTAAAGAATCAGTTGATTTAAAAGACTTTCAAAAAACTATGAAGGGGGTTTACTCTACTTCTGTTTGTAAGTCCACTTTAGATGAAGCTCCATTCGCTTACAAGTCGTCAGAAATGATTGAACAAGCGATTGAACCAACTGCTACTGTTTTGGAAAAGATTAAACCAGTTCTGAATATCAAAGATAAATCAGAAGGTATGTCTTGGAAAGAAAGAAAAGCTAAAAAGAAAAAAGACCAAGATCGTAAAAAAGAACGAAGAGATAAATCTTTTAGAAATATGAAAAGGATGTAAAATTTACATCCTTTTTTTATTTTAATATATAAATATATGAAAAAGATATTATATATTTTAGTATTATTAATTTTTACATATAGTTGTTCAAGTAAGAAAGCTGCAATTAAAGAAGAAAAAAGTATGGATTATACTTTAGAAGAAATTATTTCAGATCAAAGAAGAGATGATATTGGGTTTGGTTCAGAAGAACCCCATATGGAAGATTTAAATACTTCAACTACTAAAGATGAATCAAACGGTATGAAAGATGTAGAAATGCAATTATCTGGACCATATAGACCATTAGGAACATTAGTATATAAAGTGGATTCAATTTTAACTATTGGTGTTGTATCCAGGGTTGAAGCAAGAATAATTAAACAAGTAAGTGATGAAACTACAGAACAATTAATTTCATTAACAGCACATACTTCAACTGGTATTATTTATGAAGAAAGAATAGAAGTTGGTAATATAATGGATATGGAATTAAAATCATTAGAATTAGACGCTTTTACAATAAATAAGATAACAGATGATGAACAATTAGTTGACGAAAATGATATTACATTTTGGTTATGGAGTGTTACAGCAAATAAAGTAGGTGATTATAATTTAATAATGACAGCAAAAATAAAAGATTATGGTCCAAGTAGAAATGTAATTATATTTGATAAACAAATAAATGTGAAAAATAAACCTAAGAAAAAATATACTGTAATATTCACACCCCCTGACAATATAAAAAGATATAATGAAATTGAAATTGAATTAGATTTAGTTGAAATGAATCCATATGTTTATAATTTTGAATGGGGTGGTGAAGGTAAAGTTGTAATAAATTTCGGTGGTAATGTTATTGTAACATCAGATGAAAATATTATTAATGATAATAAATCAGCTTTCCATTATAAATGGATTATAAAACCAGAAGGTAAAGAAAAAGTAATACCCTTTAATATTAAAATAATAGGTGATTACGAAGATTTAATTATATTAGATGGTAATTTAATTATTGAAAAAAATATCAAAGAATCATTTAATAGATTTATAGATGGCGCAGTTAAAAGATGGTATTGGTTGTTTACAGCATTATTAATTCCACTTTTCGGATATATCAGAAAAAAATATTTCAAGAAGAAATCCGACTAATCCATATTTTTTTACTATATTTGTAGTATGAAAGATCATAAACCTTTACGATTTGGTAAAAAGAAAAATTTCAAATTAGAAATTTATCCTTCCTGGGGTTTTTATATCAAATATCTAACTGAAGGATATGGTGATTATGGATACCCATTATTTATATTCCAATTTATTTTTGGGAGTTTTTATTTAACACTTCCCTGGAAACATAATATTAAAGTTGATGGTGGTCAAGATGCACCTTCTTATGGTATTACTTATCATATGTCTGCTTTTCAAATTTATTATGGTAAAAAGATAAAATTTATACATATGCCATATGAATATACCTGGATAAGAACTAGTTTACTTTTAAAAGATGGAATTTGGGAACACGAAACTAAAGGAAATCGTAAAACATTTTACGAAGAACCTTGGTTATCGAAACAATGGCAAATAACTATCCCATATAAGCATAGGACTTCAAATAAAGAGATTATAGAGCTTGATATAACTTGTCATATCACAGAAAGGGAATGGCGACAAAAGTGGTTAAAATGGACTAAATGGGGTGCTAAAATAAGAAGAACAGTAGATGTTGAATTTAGTGAAGAAGTTGGACCAGGAAGGGGATCGTGGAAAGGTGGTGTATTGGGTACAGGGTTTGATATTACAAAAACTGGTAATATTGAAGATGGTCTAAAAATAATGGAAAAACAATATGATATGTTTTCTATTGAATGGGAAAGACATAAAAAAATTAAACAAATTATTAAAAAATAACTATACAAAGTAACACTATTTTTATTAAGAATATGACACAAGCAATGAAAATATCAGGAATCAAATGTGATACACCACATTGTAATTATAGAGATGATACTATACAATTTGAAGATTATCCAAAATGGATTAATAAACCATGTCCTGTGTGTAGTAGAAATCTATTAACACAATCTGAATACGATCAATGTATTCGTCTATTTGAAATAGAAGATAAATTAAATAAATTTATGCATAAATGTAGATGGTTAAATCCTATGTTTTATTATAATAGAATTACTGGAAGAATACCTAAAGTTTATGAAACAACATATAATTTTCCTAAAAGAAAAATACAATGAAAATAAAAAGAAGATATCCGAATTTTTTCACAGGATTTGAAGAAACTGAACACGAAGTTTCTACAAAAGAAGAATTAATGAATATTGATTGGATAAAGAACTATAATAAAATTCCTAATCATATGGGTGTATTTTATTCACCTAAAAGTTTTGATGATTCCCCTGATATGTTAATGTCATTAGCTAAAGATAATAATGGAAAAGTAATATACTTTGTTGTAGGATATATTTATGGTGATGCTAAAGAATTAGGATTAGAAGATTATAAAAATTATGTGTAAAGAAAAACCTTATATAAGAAAATTAGAAGTTAAAACAATTATAACAGAAGAATATAATCCCAAATATGGTGATAATAGAATTTGTGTTTGTGGTCATCCATATTATAGACATTTTGATTCATATAAAGAAATGGAACCATGTGGATGTAAATATTGTGAATGTTATATTTTTGAAGAAAAACAAGATGACTGATTGGGAAAAATTTTGGAATGAAAGACTTGAAAAAAATTCAAAATCTTTAGAAAAGCAATTTAAGATTCTTAATCGTAAAAAGAAAATAGAAAATTTAAAAGGAAAAATAAATGACCGATTACAAGATTAAAATTATAAAAAAAGATACGACTAAAAAGGATCATGGTTTTTCAAACGAACCAAGAAGTTATCGTGTTTCTATTGAATATGATAAAACATTAGAAGAAATTATAATAACCAGGGAATTTTATAGAGTTGGTTTTAGAGATGGTGAACGATGGGATGAAATATTTATGGATTATGATATGAAATGGAAAGATATGCTAGGTGTTCATTATGCATCTATAATGACAAGAAATTTAGATAAAAATTATCTAATAGAAATTGAAAAGAAATTAATTAAAACATATTATGAAAATTGTTTTCAAAGTGTTAATAATATTGATAAAGAAATAAAGAAGAAAATAAAATCATTAAAGAATCAAAAACAAAATTACATAGATGTTATTGGTGCATTAGATAAAACATTCCGGAAAGAAAAAATTAACAACATTTTAAGTGGACAGAAAGAGTATAGTGAATAAAATCAAAAGATTTAAACTTGTATCATTTTTATTCAGAATAATATCACCTGGGTATAGTACATGTGATTGTTGTGGACTTCCTTGGAAATATTGTATTCCTAAATCAGTACCTACAAGTTATGGAAGTGCTACATTTGCAACTTGTCAATATTGTTGGGATAATTCTACTTTAAACGAACTTAAAATATATTATACCGATACATACCATATGCAAAAAAATAGTCTATATAATACAAAATATAGTATGGGTCACACCTTAAAACAATTATTAGATTCAGTTGAAATAGAATATAATAATGAAAAACTTAAAAGACGAAAACAAAAAGTTCTTTATATTAAAAGAACTTTAAAAAAGAATCGTAAGAAGAATGTCACATTATTTAGACAAAATTAAAAGATTTCCAATTTGGACAAAAGCATTTACTTATTTAATACAAAATAACATAGCATCACACCCTTATCACAATACAAGACATTGTATAAATGTTTTTGATACAGCTATTAATATACTTGATACATTAGAAGATATAGATATTAATGATATGATTAATTTAGGATTAGCTTGTTTATTCCATGATTTTAATCATAGTGGTGGAAAATTAAAAGATAGAGAAAATATAGAAATTGCATTAGATGAATTTGATAAATTTGTAGAATTGAATGTACACGATTTTAGTGTATATACAGTAAGAGAAATTATTAGTATGATACTTAGTACTGAATTTCCAAAAGTTAAAGAACCAGAAAATTATCTTCAGGAAATAATAATGGATGCTGATTTATTACAATGTTATGATCACGATTGGTTTATATTTGCTATCAAGGGTTTAGCTGATGAAAGGGGTGTATCAGTATCACAAGCTTTATCGGATCAGACAAATTTTATAAATAATGTAACATATTATACGGAATACGCACAAAAATTACACAGGGAACAAAAAGAAGATTATTTGAAAAGATTGGAAAGTCTTAAAACACTATTTTAAAAAATTCTTATGGAGAATACTACAGATCGAGCTACAAAAAGCTTGGTTATTATAGGTGACAATTTTATTGCTCAATCGTTGTATAATGATTACAAACGATATGGTAAATTTAAATTAAATATATCAAGGGATATAACCAATGTAAGGTATAAGGTTGATTATATCATTGATTGTTCTTTTAATGAAAGAACACAAAATTTATCATTATCTTTTTGTAGAATGAATAATATTGAAAAAATATTATTAATAAATCATTGGGAAAGAAAAAACCTACCAACAATTGATACCACCATATTACAATCTATTCTTTATGATGTATATGGTGTAGATCACAATAGTTTTTATCGACCAGGTGCAGGAAATAATTATGAAACTGATATAAATTATTGCACATTAATAGCTGAATCTATCAGAAGAATACATGAAGCTAAAATAGGTGGTATTCCAGTTGTTTATATTCCATATGGTGAAACTAAAGTAAGAATTATTCATATTGAACAAATATATGAACCTATCAATCATATGTTAACTACATTAAAAAAGAATTCAGTATATGCTGTTTATAGTGAAGAAAAATATGTTAGTGCTATCTTAAATTCTGTACAAAAAATTATAGAATATCAAGGTACTGTTATATTTAATAATAATAATTCAATTTATACTAGACCAGTAGATACTTTAAAGGTTCATATTAAAAGATATAATTTTGAACAATCAATAAGAAGGATTTATGGGTATTTGAAAAATAATAATCCCCGGTTTGATATTTTTATAAGTTTCTAAAAGCTTCATTATATGATTTTTTATCAGGTGATTCATAGGAAGCATTTTCAAGTTTATATTCCATATCAGTTGGGGAATTTAATTCTTTTGCAACATATGATACAAGATTTCCCCAATCATATTTTTGACCATAATTATAATTTAAATCATAATAGTTATCTATAGGTTGTACTAAATTTGAAATATCAATTGTAAATAATAATTTACTATCAACGAATTTGTATATACTATCACCCGATACTTTAGGGGTTTCTTCATCATTATTAGGCCAATTACTACCACCTAAATATTCACCTATAGTATCTATTAAAGCATTCCACATATAATCATATTGTACACTTTCTTGTGCATACATTAGAGCTCTATATATCATTTCTTTTTTTATATCTTCTTCAATAAAATCCATATCATAATCTTCATAATTAAAATCTACTACATCTGTATCTTCATAATTAAATATTATATTATCTAATATTTTTTTAATTTCTTTTAATTTTTCCGTTGAACCATATTGATATTCTAATCCTTTTAATGGTACTTTTACTTTCTTACCATTCACTACCATATTTTCAGAATCAGTAATATATTCATTTACTAATTTAGATGGTAATAATTTTTCAAATTCTGGACTTTCTATTAAAATATGTTTTGCTATATCAATAATATTATAATCATCTAGATCATCAAAGTAACTTTCTAATGTATAATCATCAACATCATACCAGTCAAAGTGCTGGAAATCTTCTAACATATTAAAGTATTCTTCTTTAAATATTAAATCATCAAAAGAAGTAAAATCTGAAACTTCAACATAATCTACACCATTTTCATCTGTATATACATCAATGCGTTCTTTAAATATTTTATTATATTTATTATCTAATTCATTATAAGCATATAAACCAAAAATATCATCAGTTTTAACTAAATCTGTCACATCTATGTTTACACCTTTTATTAAATCTGTTAAAAATTGATTTGTGCTTGAATCATCTAAACAAGAATAGTCATCACCATTACCACCTGCATCATCAAGTATTAAACCAACAGTATCTAATAATATTTTTTTATCATTTTTCCTTAAATTTAATTGTTCAGATATAAATTCAAAAAATTCTTTTTCATCGGAAAATCTTTTTGATAATCTACCCACAACTTCAAAATAAGTAAACATTGCATCGTATGGTCCAGTATCATCTTTTATATCTATAGGTAATTGAAATTTATCATAAATCTTTTTATAACCATCAAATGTACCAAAGAGATCGTGATTAGTATCTAATTCTAATATTAATCTAATACTTTCTTTTTTAGTTTTATTCATAAAATCAAAATATTTTATAATAGATTCATCATCAACTATAATATTTAATTTAGATAATAATGTTTTTATAGTATCTTTTGTTATATCAATGTTCTCTAAAAATTTAATCACTTCATCATTTCCAGGGGGGAATATTGAATCTGTATATTGATCAACTTTCACCATTTGTCTTTGTAATCTATCGGGGTTAAGTAAATGAAAAAAGTATAGGATTATCATCTGTGATACTAATTTATCTGAAAGTATTAGTGCAATTGGTAATAAATTAGATAATTCATAATGTGATAATATTTTATCAACATATTTAGTTTTTAATATTATTACAGTTTCATCTAATGTTTTATCTTTAAAAGTATTATTAAATCTTAAATTACTTTCACCTGTTGGTGTCCTAGTACTACTTATAGATTCTAATACCTGGTTTATGTATATTTCATCATCTTCTTCTGGAAATTCTTTTAACATTTCATTTATAAATGAAATATATGTTGTATCAGGTTTTACAAAAAATTGTAATAAATTATGCATTTTTAATTTAGCACCTGCTATTTTGGGATCAGGTACTAATATACCATCAGGAATTCCTGTATATTCTTTTATTTGTTCAAGTGACACACCTTGATTAGTTTTATTCTGACAACCACCATATTTAGTTTTACCATCATATTCCATTGTTATACCAAACATAGAATTAGATAAAGAAGATGGTAAATTAAAATTATATACAATAAATTGTGTATTAGCTGATTCTGGATTATAATATGAATAATAATTATCCGGTGAATATACAATACACCAACTTTGCGATCCTAAATCACAAACTGTTTCTTTATCATTCGTTTGAATAACTAAAACATTATCCTGATTATATTTTATTTTATATTTTCCTTTATGGTTTTCTAATTTTTTTAATATACTTTCTTTATCATTATTTACTGTTTCATTTTCTATAAAATTATGAAGAACTTCCATAAATTGTTGAATGGAAATATGATTCATTTTAAAATATTTTAATGGTGTAAATTGTTTCTTTGTTTCTTCTGGTAGTTCAGTAAAAGCTAATGCTAAATCATCAAATTTATTTCGGTTCACTTTATCTAATTGATCTACGGATTTCCTCATTGAACCATATAAACTTTTATAAAATTTATTTGTTTTTATTTTTCTTTCCAGGTCTTTAACATCATCTTCTAATTCTTCTATTGTTTGGTATTCTAAAACATTTTTTGGTAACTGACCAACCTTATCTCTATTTGCATTAATCCAATCTATTACTTCTTCTATTCCACCCATAGAACCAGATGGTTCTTCGTGTGCTAATTTAACAAAATGACCAATTAGATTAGGGGTAGATTTTAATAAATCTTTTATAATAATAAACATTGTATCATCTTTTGGGTCTATCCCCTTTTCCTTTAAATATTTCTTAGCTTGTTGTATATTTTCTAATAAAAGAAATTGGTTTATATTAGTTATCATTAAAAATAAATATAATTTATTTGTATATATTAATTTTTGTTTGTATATTTGTGGTTCAATGATTAGGAAATATAAATATAGAATAAAAACAAAAGGTGAATTCCTTCTAGAATTTGGTTATACTTGGAGAAATCAAGTTAGTTGTACTTTTGTACATCAAATGGATTTTTTATTTGGATTAAAATTAGACAAAAAATTCTATGATAAAATAGATTATATTTTTAATAATGATGATGGAATAGATTATTTTAATTATATTAACGATGGGGTAAGTTGTAATATATCAAAAGATATGATTAAAAGAATAGATATGATACCACAATATGAACCCAAAAAATTTATTTACTAATTAAAATTAAAAATATGAATGAATTATCAATTTATAATCGTCTAAAGATAACATACACAAAAATTCAAAAAAGAATTAATTTGATGTTTATAATTTTAGGTGGATGGGTGTTTTATACAATAATACTATTTGCTATACTTAAAGGTTCAATTTGGACATTGATTACAATTTTTACACCTTTAATTCCTATAGCATTTTTTACAATTTTATATATATCAAAGAAGTATAAATTTGCTAAAAAATATACAATCTTTTATAATAATTGGACTGACCAGGATTATTTTATAAATGAATTAAAATCAAGGATACGAAATAGAGTTCAGGATAATCCATCCACAATTAAAATTAAAAATGCTGCTGGAAAATATATTGATGAACTAATTGATAATTATAGTGATAATAAAATGAAATTATCTGATGCTTTGTATAATGCTATTATTGAAACTAACTTAGTTACTGAAATGAATTATTATGAAAAATTTAAAAGGTTTAAGAATCAGATGAATGTTTATAGAAATCAAGTTTAAGTTTATATTCTAATTGTAATGAGAAACCCTGCGTTATTTTAATGTGGGGTTTTTCTTTAATCTTCTACCTTATTTCTAATCTTATTAATCTTATTGATTTCACTATCCATCATTAATCCATTTATGATGTGTTTTCTTGTCTCTAATAGATTTTCTGCTACTGTGTATAGTGCAACATACCTATAAAAATTTTCTTTATTATATTCAATAGAATCACCAAAATTAGTGATATAATAATTAGATGTATTATGTTTATCATTATATTCCAATACATAATGTAACATTTCAAGGTTAGCTGTATCATAATAACATACTGATAAATTTTCTATAGAATCAATTGCTTCGGGTAAATTTGAATACTTAGATATTAATTCTTCAGTATCAGTAAATGTTTCTGTTTTTTTAGTGTCTTTATTAATTAAAGAATTTGACATAAATCCTAATAAGAACACTACAAAAAGTATTAATCCTAAAACTAATTTGCTTTTTTTATTTTTCATAATAAATTTATATTTTTAACTGTTTTTTATATTCCAAATCTTTAATTGGGAAAACATATTTTTGTTCTATTTTACCATTGTTTTTATTTTCCTGTTCTCTAACTTCTACATTTTTATTTTTGAATAAAAATAATTCTTTATTTCTAGTTGAAAAACTCATATAATCTACATCATACACTTGAATACCAGCTACTCGATAAACATGGTAATATCCTTTTCCTTTAAATACAGAATAACAAGTTTTATGTTGCACAGTTTCCACTACCCCCCGGTTGGTAAATTTGATATCAATACCTTTTTTAATATCATCTTTATTTCCATCACCACCAGTTTCTATATCTCTTATATAAGGTTTACACGATTTAATAAATTCCAATATTTGTTTTTCTGATATTTTTCCAGTTTCACCCAACTTTCTTAGATGTTCTATTAATATATCAAAAAATTCTTTATCACCATTTTCATCTATTATATCATAAATTAATTCAGGAAGAATTTGAAGAAATCTATTAAATTCTTTATTTAAATTTTCTGTATTATTAAAATCAAGTTGTTTATTTGATATTAATTGTCCTTTTTGTGCTGCTTCTACAATTCGTTTATTAGTATAATTAATTAATAATGCAACACCCTGTCTATTTCCAGGTAAATAATTTAATTTAGAATATGGTGTAGGATCACCTGGTATATTAATAAAATTACCATTCTCATTTTTTAAATCTGGGTATCTATTATCTAATGCTCTACTGATAATTCTATTATAGAATGTTAAACTTTTAGGTTCATCATAAAAAAATATATATTTATATTCTAATATTTCTTGATCTTCAAGATTAATGTTATCGGTTAATATATCCATATATTATTTCTTTTTGGTTATTATTAAAGTATCACCAAATAAAGCTTTTTTATATTTGTAATTATCTGGTAACAATTTTTCAATATATCTAATATATATATGTTCTTTCGTCTTTTGTCCTTTTTAAAATTAGAAACTGGATTAATTTTTAATAATTTTGGATCATATTCTTTTACAAATTCTTTAATAATATTAACAACAGTTGACATCACCTTATAGAATCTTCCTTTATTTACAACAATTCTATCACCTTCATTTTCATCATCCCCTGTTGTTACAAATTCTACTTGATAATGACCCATCCATTTTTCTTTATGTTGAAATTCCCCTATATGAAAAAACCTAACTATATATTTATCATTATCTTCTGTTGTGAATGTGTAATATGTTGCTAATTCATAATCTATTTCTTTTTTATATTCATATGAGTCAACCATTGATTGTCCTACTTCTTCGTTTATGAATTCTACAAAATTTTTCATTTTATTATTTCATTTTAAATATATCAAATGATTCTATTATAATAGATTCTTTAAGAAGTTCTTTAAATTTTTTAGCTTCTCTTTTTCTGATTTCATTTCCAACACCAATTCCTTTAAACCCATCAGCCATAACATCCTTACCAGAAGTGGATGGTTCATAGTCTAAGAAGGTCATATATGACTTATCTGTTAAACCCATAACCTTTATCCACTCTTCTAAGATATCTCTCCTAACGTTCTTATTTCGCACTTGTTTGTACAATTCGTACACATCTTCAGGTGCGATTGCTTTCATTTGCCACATTTTAATTAAAATTGATATAATTTCTACAAAATCGGTAGGAATTCTAGCATCAATAAGAAGTTTTTTGAAATCATCATTAACTTCGTTATCCCTTAAAACTTGTGCAATAGCGACAGTTAAATATGTTGTAGGTTTGATTGCTTTTTCTTTTGTAATAACAGGAAAGATTTGATCCATTATATCATACTTGATTAAATCATCAACAAATCTTTTTATGATTTTAGGGTCATTGTTTTTTCTTGCTTTTTCTTTTACTTTTTTGAATTCTAAGAAAATTCTTTCCCTGGATACATCATCAACATCTGATATACCAAATAATCTACTATCCTTTTTAATAGCATCTTCTGTTTCTTCATCTAATTTACTATCAGTAGTAGCTACAAACCTTAATGCTCTAAGAATTCTTAATCTATCTTCATCAAATCTTTTTTGTGGAACACCCACAGCTCTAATGATTCTATTTTTAATATCTTTCTGACCTCCTACAATATCTACAATTTCACCTGTACCAATATCATAAAAAAGTGCATTTATAGAAATATCACGCCTCATAACATCATCGTTAATTGTAATATGATCTCCGATATCAACTTTTTTATCAGTTCCTTTATTATCCCTACCTTTAGATATATCTTTTCTATAAGAAGCGATTTCATATCCTTCAGGTTCATCTTTAGTAAATACCCTAACAACACCAAACTGGACACCCTGTAAATCTGTCTTATAATCTTTAAGAATTTCCATTGATTTTTCAGATGTTGCGTTAGTAACCAGATCAAAGTCGTGTGGGTCTTTCCCCATTAAAAAATCTCGCACTGCACCACCAACTATATATAAATTATATCCTTTTTTATGGAATAAGTTATAAAAGTCAATAACATCATTAGGGATATCCATATCAACTTTTTTACGTTTATTTATCATATCATCAAACTTTTTAATCATAATATAAACACTTTTTATTTATATATAAATATAATTTTTTTAATTTAAAATTTCATTATTTTTTCTAAGTCTTTGTATAACACATCTGATACTAGAATTTGGTATTTTTAATTTATTCGCAATTTCATATTGTTTATTTCCACTAATGTATAATTTTTTGATTTCATTAATTGTGTTTTGTGGTATATTTCTTCTATTTATTTTTTTTAATTGTGTAATGAATTCAACGAATAAATTATTTTTTCTTTCTAAATAACAAGTTGTTTTATTATTATATAAAAAGTTATACATTTTTTCTATATTTATATTTCCCCTAATTTCTAACATACAAGATATATCATTATTATATCGTTTTCTTATTTCACATGATGATATATTATAATCAATTATTAATTCTTTAATTTCTAATAATATAGATTGATTACATGCAAAACAAATACCATATTCTGTAATATTTTTTGATTTATTAAATGATTTATAAATTGATCCATCACCATCAAAAAACCCCAATAAAAAAGGACTAAATCTATTATTAAAAAATGGTAATGTTTTTGATGTATATGTTTTATTTTCTAATATACCTTTTTTAACCAAGGTATAACTTAATTTTTTAGAACATATAGTTAATCTATTATATTTATTATTTTTAATATTATATTCCGAAATTGGACCATTATATTCTAATTCATCTTTTATAAATTCTAATATTTTTTTATCTTTGTTTGATAAAGAAATTTCTAATCTATTATTAGAAATACACCCATCAGCATATATAAATCCCAATAAATATGCTTTATTATCTGTATCTATTTCATCAAAATATTTTTCATTCAATGTATAAAGTCTCGGTCTTGCCATAAATTTATATATTAAAAGTAAATAGTCTACTTCTTACATCCTTCTTCACTTTTTTGTTAATTGGTAAAGATACATTAAAATTTTGATATTTCCTTATATTTTTCATATTATTGCATCCATTCATCAGTTTTTGCTAAATCACTATCTATATATTGTGTTAAGTAGTGACTACGTAACATACCTTGAAATATTTCTAATGTTTCAGTTTCGATAAATTTATTTTCAATTCGTTTTCTAGTTTCTTTATTTGCTAACACCCATAAATCTGCAATATCTGCATATGATATCTTTGAAAAATCTTTAAGTTTAGCATCAATTTTATCATTAACTTCTTTTTCATCTTTAGGTATCATCTTATCCCTGAGTGATTCATTAAAATCTTTATACTTCTTAATCATTATAAAAGAATATATTTATTTTATATATAAATATTGAAAAATTATAACTAATAATGATTACAAAATTTAATGATTACATAAACGAATCTTTAAGAGATAAAATGGTAGGTGTACCATTAGAAGAAGTTCAGAAAAAAATAGATAATATTTTAGATGGAACTAATGAAGAAATTACAGATAATTTATATCATTTTTTTGTGAAAATATACGATGGTTATTCTTATGCTGATGTATATGAAGATTTATCAATTAGATTTGATTTCGATTTTACAAAAAAAACAGTTATAAATTTTATCAAAGATATAATGGATGAAACATATTATAAAGCTGCATTAAAAATAGACCAAAAAAATACAGAAAGATTTTTAAATGATATAAATGATCTTTTGGAAGTTCAAGATGATTATATGTATATGGAAATGATGGAAGATTTAATAAATCTTTATGATCCTGAAGAATTTAAAGAAATTGCATTAGAAATATTAAAAAAGGAATTAAAAATAAACGATTATATATAATGGTTCAAAAATTTAACGAATATATAAACGAATCTTTAAGAGATAAAATGTCATCTAAACCAGACGAAGAAATATTAAAGAATTTGGAAAAAATGAAAGCATCTGAAGCTTTAACCAAATCTATTGAATTAGGTTTCCTTGATGGTGTAAAAAAAGCATTTAAAAGATTAAATGTTACCCAGGATTGGTTAAATTATGGTGAAAGAAAAGCTGCAGAAGATGGTTTTGTAGATATAATTAAATTTTTTATTGATAAAGGTGCGAATAATAATGATGTTTCTTTGAACACAGCATTTTTAAATGGTCATTATGATGCATTTAAATATCTATTAGAACAAGGTGCTGATATAAAAACATTACCAGGTACAAGATTTGATGTCTATTTACCACCAAATAAAAAAGAAAAATTCCGTGAATTATTTAAAAAATATGGTGCATTAGAAGAATCTTTAAGAGATCATATGAAACCGAAATCTGAAGAAGAATTTAATATTGCTTTAAAAAATATTCTTAAAGGGGATGATAATTTAAAAATATTAGGACAATTATACGATGTTATTCATAAAGGTAATCCTAATTATTCTTGGGTAACTTTAGTTGATGAAACAATATGGGAATTTGATAATCAATGGTTAATAAATACAATATTAGATAAAACAAATTTTGGTGATAATTTAGAAAATGAAATAAAAGATGAAAAGATTAATACTGAAGTACTAGCTGCTGTATGGGATGAAATTGTAGAATTTAATGATGATTTAACAGAAGAAAATTATTATTCACTTATGCAAGAAATAGTAAAATCATATGATAAAGAAGAATTTAAAAAAATTATAAAAGACCATATTTTTTATGAAATATATGCAAACATATAATGAATCTTTAAGGGATAAAATGGTAGCTAAATCAGATGAAGATATATTTAATGCTATTATTAACAAAGATATATCTGAAGTAACTGATATGCTTTATGATGTTTATAAGAAAAACCCACCAAAAGATTTAATAGTTAAAATAGCAGATAAATTTGGAATACCAAATGATTTTAATAAAGTTACTATAATTGATATATTAGATGCTATAAATTTTATTAAAAATTATAAAAAACCAAATGATAAATTAGAAGTTGAAAATAGAGTTGAATCTGTTAAATCACATAGCTTAAATAGTATAGATAATAAATACACATATGTAACTAGAGTTAATCTAGGAAGTGGGTATGATGGAACTTGGACTAATATAAGGGTGTTACCTGAAGAAGAAGATAAATTATACAAATATTTAAACGATACAATATTTGACATTGAACCAATTAAAGAATGGTGGTAAAATAAAAAAGGGAACCAAATATTGATTCCCTTTCCTTTTTTAATTATTTTCTATATTTACAATTATACATATTATATATTTATCTATAATTCTATTTAGGGTCCTGCTCGTATGTAGCTCATTTTCCGGATGTTTAAAAGTTAATAATAAATCTATCTATAACTAATCTATAATTCAAAGATATTAATAATATTTTAAACTTCCAAATTTTTAATCATATTTTTCAATTATTTTATTTATTATTGGGTTTCTAACACTACTACCTTCAGGAAATTCATAAATACCAACACCATCTATTCCAGTTAATTTTTCCATAGCATAATGTAATCCACTTTCTTCAATAGTTCTAAATCTATCTACTTGTTGTAAATCACCTGATATGATAAATTTAGCATTATATCCAATTCTTGTTAATAAGCGTTTCATTTGTTTAACTGATGAGTTTTGTGCTTCTTCAAATATTAATATTCCATTATCTATATTAACACCTGTTAAGAATGATAATGCCATTGGTTGAATTGTTTGATCTATGACCATTTTTTCCCTTGATTCTTTTCCTATTATTTTATCAATTAAATAATAACTTGAAAATAGAAACGGATGTAATTTTTCTAAAAGACTACCTGGTAGAGCTCCTAATTTTTCTTCAAGTTCAACAGCAGGTGTCATTATAAATAATCTTTTATATGAATTGTCTGATCGCTGTATATAATCTAATGCTTTTAATAAAGAAAGATATGATTTACCTGCACCAGCCATCCCGTTACATAATGTTATTTCATTATCATCTATTGTTCTTATAAATTCTTTCTGTTCTGGATTTTTACATTTAATTCTAGGTTTTCTTCCATATGTTCCATCATAATCTTTAAAATTTTTAGAATTTTCATTTGGTAATAATTCTATCGTTCCATTCGTGCTACCATTACTACCGTTACGTTTACCATTAGTTTTAGCCATATATTTTCATATCGGATTGTTTTTTAAAACACAAAACCCCATAATAATTCTTATGAACTATTATAGGGAATTGAATTTTTGTACTTATCATATGATTATATATTATTTAACATATAATGTTATTTTGCTAATTTAATATATAGATAAAAATAAAGAATAATGATGAAAACAAGATTTAATGATTTTTTAAACGAATCTAAATTACAGGATGACTATAGAGAATTTTTTACTCATCTTCTAAAATTATATAATGTAACATCACCTATACAATTTAAAGGTAAAGAAGAACTAAGTAAAAAGTTTTATGATGATATTAAAAAAGGTTGGAACAAAGGTGAAGGATTATCACAATATGGTGAAAAACTTATGAAATGTGAAGATATTAATGAATGTAAATAAGAACCAATATGAAAACTTTTAACGAATTTATAAATGAAAGTATTAGGGATGCAATGGTACCTAAATCTGATGATTTTATAAAAAGTGCTATTTTAAAACAATTAAGTTTAAATAAAGATATTACTAATATGTTTTCCAAATATGGTATTGATATTAAAAAATATACCCCTATTATAAACACATATAATAAACTTAATCTATTATCTTCAAAAATAAGATGGGATCGTATTAAACATTTATCAGAAAAAGAAATTAAATCTATAAAAGAAGAAATTCATAAAATCTTATCAAATTTCCCAATTAATGATAAAATATCATTACTTAAATCAAATAACTTATATATTGAAGAATATTTATCAAAAGATGAAATAGATAGCTACTTATCTAAACTTAGTTTCAAGAAAAAAATGGAAAAGATAGAAAAAGATTGTTTATATTCTGAAAAACATATATCAAAAGACAATTTAATAGAATATATTAACAATGAAAATAATTTTGATGATATTTTAATGGTTACAGTATTATATTATTTAAATTTATCTATGGAAGAAAAAAGAAAGATATTCGATATTGTAGACTATCCAGATCAATTATATTTTCCTATATTAAATAAATTTGGATTAGATTTTATTAAAACACATATAGATGATGTACTTAATTATATGCCAAATCATATGAATTATTTTAGAAATGATATCTTTGATGAATTTAAAGCAAAAACTAAAGATATAAAAACATTTAAAGATTTTCAAAATCTTATTTTTGAATTGGGTGATAAAGCTGGTGATGTAGGGTATCGAGATGAAACACTAAAAGAATTAATTAAAAAACAAGATTTAAAAGAAATTAAAAAGATAATTATTGATTTAATTAAGAATGAAAAAATAAATAATTAGAATGAAAAAGGGAAGATTAACTTCCCTTTTTTTATTTAACTAAATAGTCAGCAGCACAGGATGCAGCATAAGCTATTGGTTTAGCTCTAACACTAAATCCACTACCACATAACATACCCATTACAGCATTATAAGCTACATTAGATTTATTTTGTTTTCCTTCACCTTCATCTGGGTTTACATCAACATGAATTTCAACCCTTCTTGTAGGAATTGATCTATCATATTCATTAGGTCCAAATTTAGGAACAAGATACATATCTTCTAATTGTTCATCTAACCATAATGAAAGATTAAGGGAATAAACGGCTTCGTTCATCATACGTGAAAATATATCCCTTTCTTTTGGGGTTCTGATACGCATATAAACAACATGAGCTCCTTTATGAAGTTCTGCATCATAAAGAACAATTACTAATGAATAAAGTGTTATTTTTCTTTTTTGTTTAGAATCACAACCTACCATTACTCTAACATCCATTCCTTCACTAACAAAGTTTTTAATATAAGGAATTATATCGGGGATTTCTTCTCCACCCATTTTCCTGAATTTCCGTTTGTCAAAATCAATTGTACTCTTAATCATAATTTTTAATTTTAAATTTTAATTTGTTGTTTAATAAAAAACCCCAAATAAATCAGCTTTATTTGGGGTTAGTTCGTATTAGTATATATTAATCTTTAGAGTTGAATTTTTTCTTTAATTTATCAATCTCTGTGGATTTTTCTTTTAGCTTATCTACCATTTCTAAATCATCAGCAAATGTTAGATAAATTTTTCGATCATCCCTAATAATACTAATAACAATCACATCCACTTTTTCACCTGATTTAAGGCTTTTGTTATTCTTATTTATATAAGTTGTTTGAATTAAACCATTAGTTTCATAATCTAAAGCGATTAATGCACCAAATGGTTTCACTGTGATTATTTTCCCAGACAACTTATCACCAACTCTTACAGTATCCCAAAGACTTTCTTCTAATGTTTGGGTTAATATTATTTGGTTCCCACCTTTAATAATATCCTTAACATAAAAGTCTATCTCTGTTCCTGGTTTAATTTCATCTAGCTTATCCCTAAAAACTTCATTGATATTTGCTTTATGAATCATACCAGTAAGACACTCTTCAAATTGTACAAAAACACCAAAATCTCTAGTACCAGTAACAAAACCAGTGTAAACTTTGTCTTTTGGATGTGTACTTAACGCTTTAACCTTTTCAGGAATAAGTGTTTTCAGATATCGCTTTCTACTTACAACATATATCCCTTTGTCTTGTTGAAGTGTTTCTAACATAACATTTATGTTTTTTCCTAGAAGGATTTCAGGATTATACAACTTGTTAACATCTGCTAAAGTGTTCGGCATAAACGCATCAATTAAAATGCTATCTAAATCAATACTTAACATATAACCTGCTGGTATAATTTCCCTTACAAGTGCATTAATAGGAACTTTGTTTTCAAAGAATTCTTTCATCTTAGTATCTACCTTTCTTCTAACAAGATCAGATATTGATCCTTTTATCATAAAGGGTTGTTCAGATACCGCATTAATCAATACATCCATTACTTGACCTACGACTAATTGCTTACAAATTCTTTCTTCTGAACCTTTCCTATCAATAATAACATTGTCTTTATTATTAATATCCAATGTTACATCTTTTTCGGTAATTTTAATTACCTTCCCTTCTATAGTCGCACCTACTTCGACCTGGGTTAAATTGTCCAAACCCTCATAGAGTCCGAACTTTCTTAGAGTATCAAAATCAAATCGACCTATTGGGGCTTCTATTTCTTCGGCAATATCCCTATGTTTAGGTACATAATTGTCGTTTTTTAATAAATCCCAATTAAAATTCACATCTCCGCAATTTTCGGGTGAATTAATTTCAATTTTAGCTCTTCTACTCTCCTTCGTTTTTACAGTCATAATTTTTTGTTTTTATAAGTTAATATTAAAAAAAATATACAAAACATTTGTCAGTTTAATTTTTATTTCGTATATTTGTCAGTTTGTTAAATTTATAGGATTGATAAATTGAAAAGTTTGAAATTATTTTGAAAATATTTTAAAATTATTTATCATTTATTCTATCTTCACTTTCCTTCTTTCTTATAATCATCTCTGCTTCAAGTCCTGAGACATCCCTTGGATCATTTGTTTGTGGTAAATCAAAAATTGATTCTTCTTTTAATTCTTCTCTATCTATTGACCAAAGTATATCTATATAGTTATATGTTAATGTTAATGAAAAAGTTTGTTCTGCAAAATCAGTTTGATAATATGCTAATCTTAATTCCGATAATGCTGATACAATAACATCTTTTAATAGGATAACATAGATAATATCACCATCTTTATCTAATATCTTTATATCTAAAGTTGGTAAATAGTTTGGGTTATCTTGTAAATAAAATCTATTACATATTTCTAATAATAAAAAATAGTTTAAATGTGAATCAACAGAACGATATGTAATATCTATCTGACCCTGGAATTTATCAGCAACGTTTCCAGCTTCTCTCCATTGAATCTTTTTACCGTGATATTTTGTTTGTGATACAGTTTCATATGCTATACTAGGAAACACCATATCTTTAATAGTACTATTGAGATAATCCATAACATCATTATATTGCACAAAATTTTTATCCATAAGTATTTGAAATTTTTCTTCAATATCTTTGGTAATATAAGCTTGTGGTAAATGAAATACAAACTGATTATTTTGTGAATTAATTCTCATTATTTATTATTAAATTTTATCTTGTATTTCTTCTATCATCATATTGTTTTGCTTCTCTTGATGCCGATGTTCTTGAAAATGTATTATCAAAATCTTGTTTTAATACCTTATTACTAACAACTCTTTCTAATACAACATTAGGTGAAGGTGGGGTATAAGGTTTAACGGGTGTAGTATCTTTTACTTCTGCTGTTCTATAAACCCTTTTAGATTTATTTTCAGTTTGAGTTAATGAACTTAATTTTTTAACTTCTTTAGGTGCTTGACCTGCAGTTAATTTCATATCAAATACTTGTTCAACATAATCTAATTTTTTAATTTCTTGTACTTTTGTTGCATATACTCTTTCTAAGTAATACATATTAGCATATTTTATCTTGGGTGTAATACCTTCAGTATCAAGATATGCATCTAATTTATCCATATTTGTTTGGAATCTCACATATATTATTACATTAAAATAATTTTTATCTGATGCAGTATTTTCAGAATATGCATCCATATTACTTTGGTTAAAAGCATTATTCTGTTGTACCACCTTTTCCATTTGATATGATGGTTCATCAATAGTTTCAGTATTAACAGTTTCTTGATCCGTTACGGATTCTGATTTTGATGTAGCTGTTGTTACACCAGATGTATTTACAGTACCCGTTGATGGGTTTGATACAACTTCATTAACAAATGTTAAATCTTCATAAAATACATATTTACCTGAATATAATTGTGTATTTGAACTATCAGCATTAACAATTAAATAAAAATTATCATAACCTTTATCATACATTTTTCTAATTGTTATATAATCTTGTTCTTCGATTTTAAAATAAATATTCCCAATTTCAAATGCATTATCCGCTTCATAATATATTTCTTTTTCTACTTTTTCTGTATCTGATTTAAATGTTAGTAATATTTTCGAATTATTATTTAATTCAGTTAAATTATATGGCATTGGTTCACCTTTAGAATTAATATCTTGTGACACATGGAAATTAATGATAGTATCAAATGATGTTATAACAATTTCTAATAACCCATTAGGTACATAATCATTTGTTCCTGGTGAAGCATTACTACTTTTAGTAAGTATCCTATATTTATCAATCATTACTGGATATGGAATTTTTACTAAATCAAGTGTATTATCAACACCAGCACCACCATTGTTCATTATATTTTTAAATTTAACATTGAAAATTTCAGAATTAACAACACCTGTTTCCATATTCAATCTTGTTAAAGTTCTACCATATTTATTTATACTATTAGTAATACCTACTGAACCATACTTTGATGTATAACTACCATCTACTCTATTTACAATTCTCATTTCAACATCAATTGCTGCTGTCGTATTAGAAAATTGTATAATCGGTCTATATAGTATTTTTTGTGAAAAATTTTCAGCTACTTCATATGTTTGATTTGTTGTTAATATATTTTCTTCATATAATTGAACTACATATTCTAATTCTATTGAATTACCTTTAACACCTTCGTTATAAGCAAATTCGTCCATATTTTCACTAGAACCCATATATGTACCATATATTTCAAAATAATCACCTTGTGTTGATTCTTTAACTACTACACCAACTTCATTATATTCTGGTGATTGTGGTAAAGAAAAAGATGCTAAATCACTCATATAATAATAATCAACATTAAGAACACTTTCAGTTGATGATATAAACCCAAAATCAACAAATATAGGACTATTTGTACCTAAACCTTCACCATATGTTAAACTACTATTCATAGTATTCGGTGATGGTTCGTTTAATATATTAGTAATAATTCTTTGATTAGATACATCAAATAATGAAGGTATATCTATTTCAATAGACCTTACCCAATATTTACTATCAAATAAAAATGGTCTTGGTAAATCAAATATGTTTATAGCATTTGTATTATTCTTAGTATAGAAAAAATTCGTAAATGAATATTTTTTATTATTATCATAACCATGTGCATATACATTTATATAAAAACCTAAATAATCTTCATAAAAATCAAAACCACTCGGAAAATACAATTTAATAGTATCATAAAGAATAGGTGCTGATGAATAAGATTGTAATCTTAAATAATTGAAATTAGTAGTGTTTACTACAGAATATTTATCTAATACACTATCAATTAAGAATAAACTATTTTCTTCGGTATTCAATCCGGTCATAGCTTGATAACTTTTAGATGATTCTTTTAAGTTTGTTAAAACTTTATAATCACCTGCTTGATAATTCGTGTCATCATATACATATTCTAATAATACATCTGTGTTTATCTTAATTCTTTTCGAAAAAGTTGACATTAAATAAAGATTTGATTTTTTTCTTATATATAAAATTCCCTATGGGTTATAAATGTTTAATCTATATATTAATTTATTAATATCACTATATATTTCTTCTATGAAACCTAAACAAATAGATATATAAAGACTATAAAAATAAAACTAAAATAATAATATGTCTAAAATAAAAGTATTAGTATTATCACTTGATAACGATGGTGTTGGTTATTACCGGATGAATGCACCATATTTAACATTAAATGATCCGGATATAGAAGTAAAGTTCTTATCAAGTAGTGATTTTACATTTAGATTTACTGAAGATGCATTAAAAGAATTTAATGTTATTGTTTATCATAAAGGTATTCCTTTTAGAGATCAAGTAAACGCTGTTAATTTCCCTAATATTGTTAAAAAATATGGAATTAAAATAATTTATGATATTGATGACCATTGGGAACTTGATCATTCACATATAAATTATAAAAATTGGAAAAAGAATAATTCTAAAGAAGTAACATTAAATCATATTAGAAGTGCTAATTATGTTACTACAACTACTCCTATTTTTGCGGATGAAATAAGACAAGTAAATCCTAATGTTGTTGTATTAGAAAATGCAGTAAATCCTGATGAAGTACAATGGACATCAAATAAAGTGGAATCGGATAAAGTTAGATTTATTTGGGGTGGTGGTATTTCACATAGACCAGATTTAGCATTATTAGAAGATTCATTTAATATATTTGATAAAGATTTTTTAAGTAAAACACAAATGTATATGTGTGGATTCGATTTAAGAATGAAAAATCAAAATGGTGGTATTTCAATGGATAATCCACAAAGAAGTATGTGGACTATATTTGAAAGCATATTTACAAACCGTAATAGATGGATAGGTGATGTAGATTATATGTCCTGGTTAAGAAAATATACTGATATTGAAAGAGATATTTATGGATATAATGAAGAATATAAAGATATGTTTTATCAAAGAAGATGGACTAAACCTATTTTCTTATATGGTACAATGTATAATGAAGCTGATGTAGCTCTTGCACCATTAAAATCATTTAGATTTAATGCTGTCAAAAGTCAATTAAAAGTTATTGAAGCTGGTGTTCATCAGATGCCTGTTATTGCAAGTAATTTTGGACCATATACACTTGATGTAATTGATGGTAAAAATGGTTTCCTTATTGATGAAAATGATAAAAAAGGGTGGTATGAAAAAATGAAGTTCTTTGCTGATAATCCTAATGCTGTTAAAGAAATGGGAATGGCACTTAACGAATTAGTTTTAGAAAAATATACATTACAGGTAGTAAATAAGAAAAGAGCTGAATTTTTAAAATCAATTGTTAAATAATGAAACCACTATTACCATTTTCTAAAAAAGTTAGTGGAGAATTACTTGGTGATAATATAATTGGTATGAGACCTGGTGAAACCTGGGATAATGCAGTAAAAAGATTTACATTAGAACAAAGAATGAAAAAAATTATTAAAATAAAGAAGAAAAATAAAGGGAAGTGATTAGCTTCCCTTTTTTATTTGATTGTTATTTTTTCCCACCATTTCGTGATCCACTACTTCTACTTACTGAACCTGAACTTCTAGATGAACTACCTGAACTTCTACTTACACTTGAACTACTTCTTGAAGGTGTACTATAACTTCTACTTGAACTAGAACTTGATGGTCTACTATAACTTCTACTTGAACTAGAACTTGATGGTCTACTATATGTAGAACTTGATCTCGTAGTTGTTGAAGGTCTTGTATAAGAATTTGAACTTCTACTTGTACTTGAACTACTTGGTCTATTATAAGTTGCACTTCTACTAGGTTGTGTACTTCTTGTAACAGTTGTTGTTCTTTGTTGTGTTCTTGTAGCTTTATTATATGTTGGTTTACTACTCATTCTTGGTTTACTATAAGTAGGTGTATAAGACCTATTAGATTTTGAACCATCTTGTAATACTCTTGTATATGGTGATTTAGTTACTGTCCTATTAGCTGTACTTACATTTGACCTTGATACACTACTAGAACGAACTGTCATTGTATTCTTTTTAGAATAAGTATTAGGTGTAACAAAACCACTTCTATATGTTTTAGTATATGGACTATTATAATATCTTCTTGAACCTAATGAACTAGATGCATAATACCTACCATTACTTCTATAATTAGGATAGTGATTATAATAATTATAGTTTCTATAGTAAGGATAATAATTATAACTATAGTATCCATTATAATAAGGGTAATAATTATATCCATAATATCCACCATAATAATATGAATCATAATACCAAGGATCATAATGTGAATAATAATATGAGTGACCAAAATATAATCTTCTATTTATTCTAAATTGCCATTCATAATCGTTATTATCTATGTAATAATTATTAACTACAGTTGTTTGTGCAGTTTCTTCTTGTAGAACAAAATTAATAGGAAATGTAAATTGAACATTTACTGCAACACCATTTTGCTTACCTGGTGTCCATTTTGGTGAATTCATTACAACTCTAATTGCTTCTGCATCTAAATTTGCTTGAACACTTTCTTCTACTTTAGCGTTTATTACTTCACCATTTTTATTCACAATAAAAGAAACAACCACTTTTCCTTGAATGTTGTTTTCTATTGCATATTTAGGATATATCACACTTTCTGCAATATATTGACGAAATTCTTTTGCATCTTTACCTTTAAAAGTTGGCATATCTTCTACAACCATAAAAACTTCTTCATCTTGTCCATATTGAATTCTTTCTTGTTCTATTCTATACTTCTCATAATCAGATAATTCCCTTTCTTGTGAATAAGAAAATGATATGAATAGAAAAGTACTTAATAGTATTGCTAAAAACTTTTTCATAATATTTAATTTATTTTATAATATAAGTGCAAATTTGATGCCGCAAATAAAAAAAAAATCCAGTATTAAACTGGATTTTCTAATTCACTTATTCTTTGTTCTAATTCTGTAATTTTTGCACTTAATTGTTGAATAGATTTATGAAAATAAGGATACAATGTAGATGGCATAATTGTTAAATATGGATTATCTGGATCATCATCAGGAACTTCACCCGATTCTATAACCATATTAGGGATTAATGGTTGTACTTCTTGTGCAATCCATCCTGTTGTTTTTTCGGTTTTTTCTAAATCATCAATATAATAAAAAGACTTAACTGGTAAATTATTTAATATATCTAATGCATCTTCT